TAAATGCATTAGGTATTTTTAATGTACCTATTAAAAATGCTCCTGTTATTAGGTTTAGAAGTAGAATTCAAGTTCCCGCTAGTTTAAGAATAACTTGGCCTCTTTTAGAAAACACTACTTTTAAGGGCGGTACTTTTGCCATTGCTACTTTAAATTTACAAGGTCAGTACACTCCAGCTTTTGCTCTAAGAGTTCAAAACAATAACTGGCCTGTTGGAGTAGGTGAAAATTCTGCTGCTGGTGGTGATGATATGGATGTTGGTGCTACTGAAAGTACCGGAGCATGGAGTGTTGAGCAAAAAGAAATTGGAACAGCTTGGTTAGGTTTTGACCATACTGAAAATGGTGGTGCTGAAACTGAAATTCAACCTGCATTGCGAATGAATACAGGGGGTCTAATTGGTGGTGTTAATAATTGGCAAGATTATTTAATGCAAATTGCAATTATTGAAAAACCAGAAGAAACAGATGCTTTACCACCTTTAAAGATTCCAGCACCGGGTGAAACATTACCTAAATCTTCTTTTGTACAGTTGTTAGAAGATAAAAATATTGGTAATTACTATACCTGTGCTGTCTGTTGTGAAATTTCTACAATAGGACCGTCTATTTTAAGTGGTACACCTGATGACGTTCCATTATTTAGTTTTGTTGGAGAAAATGCAAGATTAACTATTAATTACACAAGAGATGACCATAAAATTAATTTTAACTGCATTGATGAAGATGAAGATACTGTAAATATTGCAGAATATACGCCTACTACCCATGTTTTTGCACCCGGTGATCATTTAACTTTTGTGCTAATGTATATTAACACTTCAATTAAAATCTATGTTTCACTTGCTGGTAGACCCTTAGAATTAATTGCTACAACATCCTGCTCACTAGATTTAAAACAAATTACATTTGAGGATTTTAACGGAAGAAATTCTAATGGAATTTATGCATGGTACAGCTTTGTTCAAAATAATTTTGTTTCTTCTGACATTGATGTAATTGCAACTTGGTTAAGGGATGGTGAAAAAATCTTGTTTGAAAAACCATTTAATTCTAGAAGGCTTTATACAAAATTGGGTCAAAACAATAGTACTATTGTTCCACCCGCAAATGTTAATCCCTTTAAGTTTAAAAAGAGAGTGTACCGGAGGTAACCAATGTCTTTAATTTTAGAAAATGGAACAGGCGTTGTAGACGCAAATTCATACGCAACTGTTCAGTATTTTAGAAATTACCATACTGCCAGAGGAAGAACAGATGTTGATGTATCTTCAATTGCAGACGGTCTTGTTGAATCAGCTTTAATTAAAGCTACAGACTATATCGAACAAAGATGGGGTGAAAGATTTTTAGGGATTAAGAAGTTTTTGTTTCTTCCAGCTAGATCTACCTTAAGTATGACTAGTAATCCATCTAATGCAGAAACTGTAACTATTAATGGTACAGTATATACATTTAAAACAACGCCTGTTGACAACAATGATGTTTTAATTGCAGGTACTATTTACGACACATTAAACAATTTATTAAATGCTGTTCAAGACGAGCATATTTTATTACGTTATTTAGATCCATCATCTCAATCACTTACGTTTTATGTGAGTGATTTAACAATTACTTTTTCTGAAACTTTAGCCAATGGTTCTTTTGATAACGCTACTGCTACAGGTTATTCCGCATTGACTCAGATTTTATCTTGGCCTAGAGTACAAGCTGTTTCTTCAGAGGGTGTTAAATACACTGGTATTCCCGATAAGTTAAAGCAAGCTACTGTAGAGTATGCCCAACGATCTAGAACAGCAGATCTTTTTCCTGATATTACAAGAGATCCTACAGGGTTTATTGTACAGAGTAAGCGTGAACGTATTGGGCCTATTGAGCGTCAAACGTCTTTTACAAACCAAAAAATAAACAATCCATTTCCTGCTGCTGATAGAATTTTAGCTTCGCTTGTTATTTCTTCTAAGAAAGTTATTAGAGCATGACTTTTGATTACACTACATTTCAGCAATTGGCTCTTGATCTTTTAACTGAATTTGGTACATTAGGTATTGTAACAATCCGTGCTGAAAATGAAGGTCCATCTGAAAAACCGTGGCGCGACGATGATCCGATTAATAAAGTTCAAATTAATGTTAGAGTTGCTTTTGTAGAAAATTTAATTGAAAGAGAAAATGCATTGTCAGGTTTAGGTAGAAAAAGTTTAACTGCTTATGTATCTGCACCACTAACTAATGAAGATCTATCTAATGCTAATTTGTTAACTGTAAATAGCAGAGTTTATCAGGTTTCTAAAGTAGACACAATTAAACCCGCAAATTTAGCTGTAGCTTATAAATTCAGGGTGGAGTATTAAATGAGTCTTACAAGAGAAACAGCTAGAGATAATATTATTGAATTTATAAGTGATGCGATTAATGCTGCATCTGTTAACATTATTATTTCTTATGAAGATAAAGGTAAAAGTACACCACCAACGGATGCAAGTAAGACGTGGGCTTTTGTTAGAGTAAGGCATACACAATCTATTAAACAAAGTTTTGGTAGTTCTGACGGTTCAGTTATGTTTGAAAAAGTTGGATCTGTATTAATTGATCTATGGTGTCCCTCGGGCGACGGTTTATTAGTTGCCGATCGGTTTACGGATCTTATTGTTGATAGGGTTGAAGATAAAACAACACTACTTGGAGTTAATTTTAGATCTGTTACTGATAACGAAGGTGGTAATTTTGGACCGTGGACATTAACAAGTATTGATGTAGGATTTGATTATTGCGTTTATAGATAGGAGATATAAATGGCGGCTGTTAAAAAAATTGACTCAAATACAGTTGGATTAAAATACTCGCTTGAAAGTAGCATTGGTGTTTTACCTGCTGCTGCAAGTCAGGTTTGGAAAAATTTGGAGCCTAATAGTTTTTCTGAATTTGGTGGAAACATTACCACTATTGCGAGAAATCCAATTTCTCAAGATAGGCAGAATAAAAAAGGTGCAGTTGTTGGGCTTACTGCAAGTGCCGGTTTTCAAAGCGATTTGACGCCTGAAAACTTAACTGATTTGCTGCAAGGTTTCTTTTTTGCTAATTTAAGAACCAAAGATGAAAACCCTACAAGTAATACCACAACTACAGCTTATACTGTTGGTACAGGTATTGGTAGTAATTATGTTGCAAACGATCTTGTTTTTGCTAAAAAGTTTGCTATTGCTGCTAATAACGGTTTAAAGGTTGTTTCTGCTTCTGCTTCAACTTCTGTTACCGTTGGTGGTCTTACTTCAGGTGATACTAGCTTAGGTATTCTGTCCCGCGTTGGCTTTGAATTCGGTTCAGGTGAGGCTCAAATTACTGTTACAAGTGGCCGCCCAACTTTATCTAGAGCATCCGGTACTAAAGCTTTTACTGATTTTGATTTAATTCCTGGTGAATGGGTTTATATTGGAGGTGATGATAGTGGTGATAGATTTAATACTGCCAATTCTAACGGGTATTACCGTGTTTTAAGTGTTAGTGCTACTGCAATTGTTTTTGATAAATCTCAGAATACCCCAACTGCTGATAGCGGTTCGGGTAAAACTATTAGAATTTTCTTTGGCAGGGTTCTTAAAAACGAATCTGATCCTGCTCTTATTACTCGAAAAACCTATACGCTTGAGCGTATTCTTGGTTTTAATAATGACAGTGATTCTACTGCCCAACAGGCTGAATATGTTAAGGGATGCATCCCTAACACGCTTAATTTAAATTTTGCTGCGCAGGATAAGCTTACTGCTGATTTAGCTTTTGTTGGAATTGACAACTTTACGCTTGATGAAAACGATTCTGTTGATCTTCTTAGCAAAGACGGTGATGCAACTGTTGAAACTTTGGTGGAAGAAGATGCATTTACTTCCGGTAATATTGCTTACGCACGTTTAAGTGTTTATAGTGCAAGTGATTCTCAACCTGACCCACTTGTTCAGTTCTTAGAAAACTTTACACTTAGTTTAAGTAACAATGTTACACCACTTAATGCAATTGGTGAGTTAGCTTCTTTTGAAGCAACTTCTGGCAATTTTGTTGTTAACGGATCTATCAGTGGGTATTTTACAGATGTTGCTGCATTGGCAAGTGTGCGTTCAAATGCAGACGTTACTTTAGATATTCATTTTAATGCAAATAATAAAGGCTTGTCTATTGACATTCCTTTAACAAGTGTTTCTGAAGGAAACTTAAGTGTTGAACAGGATCAGGCTATTAAGATTCCTCTTACTACTGATGCTGCTTCTGGTGCTGGTTTAAATAGTACACAAGATTACACGTTAATGTTCTGCTTTTTTGATTACCTTCCCACGATTTCGGCTGGAGATTAATTATGAATATTTATGATAAGTTTGAAACGGATTCCGCTGATGAAACTAATGGACGTTGGTTTGAAATTTCTGATGGCGTTGCTGTTAAAATGGCTCGGGCTGATGAGTCTAACCCTGAATATGCTAAAAATCTGCAAAAACTTTGTAGACCCTATTTGCGTCAAATTACATCAGGTATTTTAGATTTAGATATTCAAAAACAGATTACGCGAGAAAATTTTACTAGATCTGTTGTAAAAGATTGGAAGGGTATTAAGAATAAGCAGGGGGAAGAAATTCCTTTTAGCTACGAAAATGCCAAGATGGTTTTTAAAGATCTTCCTGACTTTTTCAAGTTTCTGCAAGAATTAGCGTCAGATGGTTCGGCATTTCGTAAGATTGAGGATGGTCAAATCTTGGGAAACTAGTAGAGGTCGTTTGTTGGAATATCAAGCACGGGGCTTCAGCAGAAAAAATCGAACAACAATGTACCAAACAAAAAGTACCGATTGAAAACTGGCCCGCGTGGCTGCGCGAACGACCGACATTGTTTTTAGGTTCTGATTTATATCTTACAGCAATTCGTGACTTACATACAACAAGATTAATTGGATTTGGTATTGGGCCGATTCCGTGGAATTGTGTTGTACTTTGGTGTGAAGAACATAGTATCTATGGAGAAGAGAGGTTTGATTTCATAAACATGATTAAAGAGGCTGATGCTCAAATCCTGCCTTTATTAAATGAAAAATAAACTAAATGAGTATTTTAGGAAGTGATTTTGAAAACAGGATGATTATTAGGGGTAGAAACCTAACTGTAAACACAGGTAGGTTAGCTAAAACCATTGCCCAACAAGTAGTTAATACGCTAGTTGCTGAAACACCTGTTGATACAGGCTTAGCAAGATCAAACTGGAAAGTTAGTATAAATGCACCAGATCGTTCAATAAGATCACCTTTTTCACCCGGGTTTAAATTAGGTAAATCTGAAAGAGCAAATTTTAGTGCTGCTATTAGAGATGCTCGTAATATTTTAAATACATCTGGAAGTGCAAAAAGTATTTTTATTACTCAAAATGTTTCATATATTAAAGATTTAAATGCAGGTAGTTCTAGACAAAGTTCTGCTGGCTGGGTTGGAAGATCCGTTAGAACCGGAATTTCTGCTGGACTCTCTATTACGTTGTTAGGAAAGTAATATGCCCACCGAACGTATTTTAATTCAAATTAGATCTACAGGAGGTGAAAAAGTTGTTAGAGTTATTAACAATATTGGCAGGGCGGGAAGAAGGGCTAGTGGTAATGTAGGTGGTATTGGTATTACATTTAATGGTTTACTTCGACCGTTAAACCGTGTTGCAAATGTTTTTAATCAGCTTAACAGAGGATTAAGAACAACTGTTTCTAGTGCATTGTCATTAAGAACAGCTTTGCTAGGTTTAGCAGGTGTCGGTGCATTAGGTGGGATTACCCGACTAGCCGATAGTTATACCTTGTTAGTAGGTAGACTTGCTGTTGTTACTGGTTCAATCGAGTCTGCCAGAATTGAATTTCAAAAATTATTTGAAATTGCTAGAAAAACGGGCTCGCCTATTGAGCAGGTTGTTGGGCTTACAGCTAGATTGGGATTAAACGTAAAAGCTATTGGAATTAGTTTTGATGAATTACGGATATTTAATGAAGCGGTTAATAAAGCAATTGTCATCGGTGGTTCTTCAACACAAGAAACTGCTGGTGCTTTAAGACAGTTACAGCAGTTGTTAGCAAACGAAAGAGTTAGATCTGCTGGACAGGAAA